GCCAGCACCTATACCTTTCTGACTTACAAGCTCTCGCTTCAAACGCCGTCAGGCGTTAAGCGGGAGTAGTTGACCTAGGTTGCGCATGGTGTTTACACTTCCTGAAGATGTTCCCTGATCGAACAGGCAATTTCGTAAGCAAGATTGACAGGGACGGCATTACCAATCATTTTATAAGCATCGTTCGTACTTGTATATATAAACTGAAAATCATCCGGAAATCCTTGAATACGGGCAACTTCCCTAATGGTCATGCGGCGATACAGATCCTCTTTCCCTTCTACAAAACGACAATCATTCTTTCCAACCTTTATCATTTTAGGAGCTTGTGGATGAAGTTGGCATTGCCGCCCCGATGCCTGCACAGTAAATGCCTGCTCATCCCACGATTTCGTCCTATTTCTGCTCATAAAAATAGGAGAATACGCACCGACGAAATATTCATTGTTATTCACTGCGTCTGGATTGTGCTTGTTTTTAGCAGCTGCGGGAACTGCTGTTTTTTGCAAATCCCAAATGACATCACGTAACGTAATTTTATTTTCGTCATTTTGGGTTGATCCCTGCGGAAAGGAAAAAGAAATATGTAAATCTTTTCTAAACCCTATATAAAATACGCGTTTCCGTTCTTGTGCTACGCCGTAGTCCTTGGCATTCACCAACGTCAAGGAAACATCGAAACCACATTTTTCAAAAAGAGATACTATGTTTTTTACGGCTTCTGAGTTCCTATTTGCAAGCATTCCACTAACATTTTCTGCCAGAAAAAATTTAGGTTGTTTATCACGTAGAATGCGAATATAGTCATAAAACAATTTACCACGTTCATCGTTAATACCGCGCAGTGCACCAGCTTCTGACCATGACTGACACGGTGGTCCGCCAATAATACCATCAATGTCATCCGGAAAATCCGTCTCTTTTATATTGCGAATATCTCCTTTGATCAAATATGTTTTAGGATGGTTGACGATAAAGGTTTCCCAAATCGAGCAATCAAATTCATTCGCCACAGGAATTTCAAATCCTGCTTTTTCAAATCCCAAATCCAACCCGCCGCAACCACTAAAAAGACTTATTACTTTCATGGTATCTCCCTATTGATAAAATGTTATGAGTTTCGCTTGTTTCAGTCTTGCCGGATTATCCGGGTCTTTGATCTTTACATCCTGTATCATTAGAGCAGGTATTTCTTTGGCGAGTAAAATCAATTCGTTTTTATTTGGCAATATTCCCCATTTAACGGAATTTATTAAGCACATAAAAGTCAAGCTCTTACTCATATCCCTATGATAAATATAACTAAATACCCTCCATGGATTTTCTATTCCCCACATTCCTCTGACACGCATATACGTTATCCCCAGAGGATCGAGACGGTTAATGTGTCCCAACTCTCTGCTCTCAGCAAATTCGACTCCCGGAATAGATTCTACTCCCGCTTTGATTGTGCTTTTTATGCGGCGATAACATTCATCTGAAGCACAATAATCAAGTCCATAAACCATAGATAAATGTTTCAGCATATTTGCTTTTACAACGCCTACAACATAAATTAAGTCCTTCTCCGTCCAGTCCTCAGCCATTTTGCAAGCTGTTGAAATCATCGGATTTGAGGAGCGCAATGTATGTTTTGGATAGCTGCTGTTTAAGGCTAAAGCGGCATTATCCGTTTCTATCTTTTTTACTTCAATCGCATCGCCGCCACTTAACATGGCATCGGGCGGATTCGAGTTATTCCCCAAATAAGAGAAAATCCTACTAATGCGTTCCATGCGCTCCGTCTCGCTCAGATTGAAAGAGTTCGCAAACATATCTTTGACATATTCTTCCAAGGCGTCACCTGCATTATTCGCACGATTTTTCCCCTGATAGCAGGAAACAAGCTCTGTTACAGGATTTTGAACAAAGTTCATGATCGCATCTATGATGTCAGCCCTCATCGTAAAATCCACCTTTTTGTTGCAAGCGAAATACTACATACTCCATTATGTTTTTGATCATCTTATTTTTCAGGCGGGCATGTTGTTTTCTCCTTAAGATAGCACGGGGCGGCTCTGCGGTCAATCTTTCTTTTTCTTCTGGTTAGTCTGAAGAGGTTTTTATTTTGTGGTATGCTGAGGGAGTCAAGGGGTTACTCTTGGCGGCTTGATTTCCTCCGTTTCCAATTCCATAGAAAGAGCCCTGCACATTTAGCGGGGCTCTCTCTATCGGGCCGGAGCGGGGCAGCTTTCGTGGCACCGACGTTACAGGGGATTTTCGCCGGGCGGGCGTTAAACGCGGGAAGGATCATAACGTGAAGAATTTGTTTGATTTGCAGCGATTCGCTGCAGACGCAGAGCAGGCCGAGAATGCACAGGCAGAGACTGCCGAGGCGATTCCGGCCGAACTGGCGGGCGTGAGCGAGGATATCGCGCGCGAAGCGATGCAGGCGGCCAAGGCACAGGCCGAAGCTGCCGAATCTGCCGAACCTGCCGCGCCGGGCGAATCTGCCGAGCTTGCCGCGCCTGCTGAGAGCGCGGAGGACGGGAATGCTGTGGGGGTCGCTGAAGCTGACAGCGAGAACAAACAGTATGCCCCGCCGCAAAAAATCCCGTATGTGCGCTTTAAACAGGAACTCGACAAGAAAAAGGAGCTGGAGGCGCAGGTGAAGGCGCTCTCGGCGCAGATGGAGGCGCTGAAGGCACAGCCCCAGCAGCCGGCCCCGCCGCCGATGCAGCAGGCCCCGCAGATGCAGCAACCGCGCATCACACCGGAGGCGACGCGGCAGCTAAACGCCATCGTCCGCCAGCAGGCGCTGCAGCTGACGGGTTTCTCCAAGGAGGACGTCGACGCGCTCTCTTATATGGACGACGACGACCCAAGGCGCGAGCAGTGGAAAACCGCGCTGGATGTCGCCCGCACGCAGGTGATCGACGGCGTGTACAAGATGCAGCAACAGCGCGCGGCGTATGCCAAGCATTTCATGCAGGTACACAATGCCGCGGTAGCGGACTACAACGCATTCGCGGCGAAGGAAATGAGCGAGCCGGATTATCCGCAGGTGCTGCAGTATGCCATCAACGAGTATTTCACGAACGGCATCAGCAATGCGGAACAGCCGGCGATCGCGGCGGCGTACCAGCGCATCGAACGCAATCTAGCATCACCGGGGGATATCGCGCTGGTGAAGCGTTATTTCAGCGATGCAAAAGCGGCGTGGAAGGCGGCAAACGAGGCAGCCGCCAGCAATGCGCAGCCGATGAAGAAAGCCGCACAGGCACAGCAGTTCCCCCGCGCGGGCAAGGTGCAGGGGGCAGCGGACACCGGCGGGAACATCTCGGCGGCGACGCTGGATAAGATGCTTGCCGAAAAGAACTGGGAGGATATTCCCGACAAGTATAAACGAATGCTGCTCTCGGGGGAGCTCGGGAGCTGAGACGATAGGGGGCAACACCGATGGCAACGACGAAAATACCAGATACGCTGGTGATGAAGGCCTGGGCAAAAGATACCTGGGCCAGCGGCCTGCATAAGAGTTATTTCGAGAAGTTTACGGGCACGGGCGCAGACAGCATTGTACAGATTAAGACGGAGCTGCAGAAGGGCAAGGGGGACACGGTGACGATTCCGCTCCTCATGCCGCTGACCGGTGCCGGTGTGACGGGCGATAATATGCTGGAGGGGCATGAAGAGAATCTCATCTACAAAGATTTCGCGGTGACCATCAACCAGCTGCGCAACGCGGTACGCCTCGAGGGGCGTTTTGAGGAGCAGAAAACGCAGCTGAACATGCGCACGGATGCGAAAAATGCGCTTTCGGACTGGCTGGCGACGAAGATTGACAAAACGATTTTCTCGGTGCTTTCAACGAATCCAAGCGAGGACCGCGTGATCTATGCGGGCGGGGCGGCGAATGCCGGGGCATTGACGCCGACGCAGACCTTTTCCGCGGACCTCATCGGCATGGCAAAGCGCAAGGCGACGGCGGATGAAAACACGATGGTCAAGCCGATTAAGATTGACGGCGCGGACACCTATGTCATGGTGATCGACCAGTGGCAGGCGCGCGACCTCATGAAAGACAAAACCTTCCTTGATGCGCAGCAGTACGCCGGCATACGCGGCAAGGACAACCCGATCTTTACGGGCGCGCTCGGCATGTATGACGGGGTGGTCATCCACCAGAGCAACCGCGTGTTCCGCGATACGACGACGAACACGAAGACGCCGGTTTCTAACGCGCTCTTCCTCGGCGCACAGGCGGCGGTAATGGCGGTTGGCAATGAGCCGGAGTGGAATGAAGACACGTTTGACTATCGCAACCAAACGGGGTTTGAGTTCGGCCGTATCTTCGGCATCGCCAAATCGGCGTTCGATTACGACGGGAACGGCAAGAAAACCGATTTCGGCGTGGTCAATGTCATTACGGCAAGTCCAAACGATAAATAAGAGGGTTTTAGCGGAGGGGCATGGTCAAAGTGTCCCTTTTTGCTTAACGCGCGGCGGAGGGGGTCGATGGGATGGCGATGACGGTAGAGGAGCTAATCCGCCGGGTGCGGGCGGCCGTGCATGACGAGCAGGAGACGGGCTACAGTGATGAGACACTGACGGGCTACATCAACGACGGCATCCGCTTTTTGCGGCGTACGGTGTTCGCCATCAACCCGCTCCTTTTGACGGATGTAGACGTTTCGGGCACGCTTGCACCCGGTGAGAGCCGCATTGCAGCCGGGGCGCGGCTTTCGCATGTTTCGGCGGTGCGGGTCGGCGGGCGGCTGCTGACGCAGGTTAACCCGAACGAGATAGAGGATCTAAGCGAGGCCGGGGAGCCGCGCTATTACTATCTGACGGGGCTCAGCGCGGTGCGGGTGTATCCGGTGCCGCAGGAAGCGGCGGCCTATCATTTGGTTGGTACGCGGGACATGGCGCTTTTGACGAAGGGCTCGGATGTCTCCCCGTTCCTGCATGATATGGATGATTGGCTGATGGAGTACGTGAACATTCGCGCGCTGATGAGCAATGAATTTGAGACCAGTCAAGAGACCTCTGTCATGAGCGACATCATCGCGCAGATGGAGGCGATGCTCCACAGCCTCGCCCCGCACGGCATCCAAACCCGCGGGTACTGGGATGAGGGGGCGAAGTTGTGAAGCTTCGGAACAAGCACACGCGCTATGCGCCGCCCGTACAGACGGTGGGGTTCTCGGATTTTTCCGGCGGGCTGAACACTTCGCAGGTGCCGGAGCTCATCAAGGAAAACGAGCTTTCAGCGGCGGTGAATGTGGAGCTCTACAAGGGGCAGCTGCGGGTGATCGCCGGCACGATGCCGGTGGTGCAGGCGGCAGAGATGGAACTAACTGACCTCATCTTTGACGCGGTGGGCATGGCGCTTCTCGTGGCAAGTCAGAAGACGGGGAAGCTCTACCGGGTGACCTCCGGCACTCTCGCGGAGGTCGGTGCCCTGCAGCTTGACGGCGCCTATATCAGCTATACGACATGGGAGGACGGGGTAGTCATCGCCGCGGGCGACCACCTTCAGTATTATCACGGGGGACTCTTGGAGACCATCGAGGAGAGCCCGGCAAACTGCCGCGGGGTGTTCGTCAAGGAAGGGCGCGTTTGGACGTTCTACGGGGACGAACTGCACGCCTCGGGCATCGGCGATGAGCACGCCTGGAAGAACGACAGCAATAACGAGAGTTCTGCGCAGTGGCTCCAGGTGGGCTACAAGGACGGCGGGAAAATTGTCGGGGTGACGACGCTCTCGGCGGACACGATCATCTTTAAGGACAATCTGCATGCCTACCATCTGTCGGGGTCTTATCCGAATTGGAAGGTGTCGGAAATCGGGCGGCAGATTGAGTGCAAGTGTTACCATGCCTGCGCAGCGCTGGCATCGTCTACGGTGGTGCTGGGGCGCGACATGGTGCAGGTGATCAACGTTACGGACGAGTATGGCGACATGCGCGCAACGAACATCAGCGATAAAGTCTACCGCGAGGTGGCGGACATCGGGGCGCGTGTAAAGCTCCGTTATTTCCCCTCGCTCGGACAGGTGTGGTTCATCGACGGGGCGCAGGCGTTTTTATTTTTGGACGTGGCGGCGGCGGCGTATTTTCGCCGGGCGTATCACGCACCGCTGGTGGATGCGGTGGAGGCGGATGGGCGTATCTATCTCTTGAAGCCGCACGGTCTCTATGTGGTGGACACGAAGACGAGCAAGGACGAGGGAAAATATCTGGCGTGGCGCTTTGCGCTGAAAACGCTGGTGGCAGACAACGCGTTCCTGATTAAACGGGTGCGCGTGGACACGACCCCGTTTTTGGAGAACGACACAGAAGAAACCTACATGGTCGGGAATGTGAAGCTGCATGGCGGACACCCGTCCAGCGCTTATGCGCTCTATCACAATGACCGCTATATCTATCACAACGAGACGGAAATCTACCAGGTGAAATATTACCCGCTCTACGGCGGAAACCCCGCGTTTGACGGGGCGGATTACGGAAAGCCCGGCACGGAGATGTACCGCGCGGAGGTGCGATGCGTCGACCGCCAGCGCGCGATTGTGACGCGGGCGAAGGGTGAGGGCGGCATTACGATTTTCAACAGCATCAGCTTTGACGCGGCGGAGGTTTGAGCATGGCGAGACTGACGGAGAAAAACCCGCTGGATTACCGTTCCGGCGGCGATACGATCGACGATTTCGCGCAGAAGTACATGAAGGAAATACAGCGGCTCTACGACATCCTGAACGACCTGCGGGAGCACAAAGAAAGCGAGCTGCCGGAGGCGTACGCCGTCAAAGTGGAGGGGGATAAGCTCTACATCCGCAACGGGGCGAACAGTACATGGCTGGAGCTCTGCGCAGTTGCCCCGTTCGGCGGGCTGAAGACGGCGACGGTCGGGATGCTGGCATCTGGCACCGAGAGCGCGCGGCCGGCGGCCGGCGGGGCGTATGATATCTATTTCGCGCTCGACACGAAGCGCCTTTTCATCTGGACGGGCGGCGCGTGGCAGCTGCTGTATAGCCTGAATGCAGGGGATTTAGCGGGGGCGGAAGACCTCGTGCGAAAGAGTGCGGATGTCATCGCGCCTTCGGGGGTCGATGTGGTGACTGCGGGCGGGAAACTCGTCCGCACGAATGAGGTGGGCGTCCTGCCGGTGAACATCTCGGGCACGGCGAACAAGGTCGGCGGACAAGCGTTCACGTTTACGCAGCTGGCCGACGGGCAGATTCCCGTATACCGCGAAAGCCTCGGGCGGTTCGTGAATGAGAACAAGGAGGCCATCGGCAGTGCGAAGGCGCTGACCATAAGGCAGGGCGAAACGGTGCTGGCGGTCTACGACGGCAACCAGGCCGTCACGGCGGACCTTGCGCGCACGTACGGCGGCTATTGGACGGCAGAGACGGACATTGTGCAGGGGGAGTGTGTCCGGCTCATCACAAAGCCCCAGTTTTATCTGGAGTGCCAGACGGCAGGCAAGACGGGCACGCGCTCGCCGGAAAACGATGTAACCGATGAGAAATTGGCGCAGGCCGGCACGATTGTGGACGGCTCGGTTGTCTGGCGCATCTGGCGCCTGCAGCTGAAAAACGATGTGGCGGGCGAGAGTGCCCGCGCGGCAGAGGCAGACCACGCGGCAAACGCAGACCATGCGACAGAGGCAGATCATGCGGCAGAGGCAGCCCATGCAACAAACGCAGACCATGCGGCGAGCGCGGACACGGCCCAGCAGGCACAGAGCGCGGCGCGTGCGGCAAAGCTGGTGGCGGCGCGGCAGGTGACGCTTTCGGGCGATGTGACGGGCGCGGCGAGTTTCGACGGGTCGGCGGATGTGACCATTCAAACGACGGCGAAAAAACAGGAACTCCCGTTTATCCTACAGCGAAATCATGCGTATCTCTTGGGCGATATCGTGCGGTCGGAGGAGATTCCGTCTTACCTGCATTTGGAGTGTATTCAGGCGGGCATTACGGGCAGCGGGAGCCTCGGGACGCATAAGACGCCAAACGAGCAGTTCCAGGACGGCACGGTAAAGTGGCTGACGGTGGACGACCGCGCGAGTGTGCGGCTCAATACGTTTCAGGGCATCGCTGACCTCATCTATCCGGTGGGCAGTATCTATATGAGCTTAAACGCCACGAATCCCAATCTGCTGTTTGGCGGCACGTGGCAGCTGCTCTCCAATCGGTTTTTGGTCGGTGCAGGGCCGGAGTTTCCGCCGGGGTCGGCGGGCGGCGAGAGCACGCACCGACTGACGGTGGACGAGATGCCAAGCCACACGCACAGCGGCTCAACGAACAGCGCAGGGCGGCACAGCCATAAGATCGCCTCCCTCGGCACGCACTCGGGCGGGCAGAAGGTGGCAGACGCGACGACGAGCACGCGCACGATGTACGCCGGCTATATCTCGGAGGAGGGCGAGCATTCGCATGGCCTCTCCATCTATGCGGCTGGCGGCAATGCCGCGCACAACAACTTACCGCCGTACCTGGCGGTCTACATGTGGGAAAGGACGGCATGAGGCTGAAAGAATGGATTGCGCGGTATAACGAAAAGGCCCCGGAGCCCTTTCAGCGGGATGCGCGGTTTGCGCTTTACTACCTGCCGGCGCGGGGCTTTGCGGAAGTCGGCAGCGTGGGCCGCCTGTGCGTCATCTGGCAGCTGGCGGGGGATGCGCGTTTCTGGAAGGAAAAGGTGA